CAAACCAATAGAAGTAGAAATATTACAACCTACATTACCACGACCAGTAGATTTAGTTGCTCCACAATGGTGGGTAGTATCTGAAGCAAGGATAGTAAACCCTTGTAAGAAAGTAGATGACAAAAGACCAAAGACTTGTAATCTCGAAGATAGAGAAAATCCAGACTGGCCAGAAGATTATACTTACTACGATAAGTTCATTGATGAAATGAAAGAACAAAACAATGGTGAAATACTTTTTGTCGCAACTACAATAGGCGATTATAAAGTAATGGCAGAAGATATGCAAGAGTTAAAAAGGTATATTAAACAACTAGGAGAAGTAGTAGTTTATTATAGAGAGGTAACTATTAATGATAAAACTGATTAAACAATGGTTAGGAATGAGAAAAACCTCCAACTTATTGGAAGAACACCCTTATTTACAAGATAGATTATGGGAATTAGATGATTTTACTCAAGAATTAGATACTAGACTTGATAAAGTAGAAGCAGATTCTCACCCATGTAAAGAACTACATGAGTTCGACGCATATCCACCATTAATAGATAGAATAAAGAAACTCGAAGCAATAGTATCAAAACTCAGTAAAGAAAATGATTGATGAAGCAAAGTTAATTGACTTGTTAAAACAAGGCATAGTAGAAATCAAATTTATGAGTTTGAGTAGTGGTCGTATGTATAATAGAGAATACACTACACATGAGAGTATTGCTAGTATGGATATTAACCAAAACAAAGGAAACGATAAAATTATATGTTTTGATGTTGATTTCGGAAGATGGGAAGATATTGATGTCAGCACTATAGAGAGTTATAAAACAATACAAAAATTATAATGGCATACAGTAAACAAGTAGTAGAAAGATTTGAAAATGTATTGAACAACCCAGAGAAGTTCAATGTGGGTAGATTTGACCCAAAAGACCCAAGTGTAGCGACTGGAATGGTAGGAGCTCCAGCTTGTGGTGATGTAATGAAACTACAACTTAAATTAGACCATGAAGAAAGAATAGTAGATGTTAAATTTAAAACTTACGGGTGTGGTAGCGCAATAGCGTCTTCAACTACCTTTGTTGAGTTTTTAAAAGGAAAAACATTAGAAGAAGCAAAAGAAGTAAAAGATAGACAAATTGCAGAATTATTAGAACTTCCACCAATAAAATTACATTGTTCTGTTTTAGCGGAAGGAAGTATAAAGAAGGCTATAGAGGATTGGGAGAACAAAACAGCTTATAGAAAGCACAACCAAATATAGCAAAGCCGCACTTTTGTGCGAAAGGAGAGAAAAATGTTAGAATTTTTCGAATGGGTAATCAGATGGATTATGGTGATACCATACTTAGTTATGGCAGCTTCATTAATTGCAGCACTAACACCTACACCTAGGGACGATGGTTGGGTTAAGAAAATCTACACAGTATTAGATTGGGTAGCCCTAAATGTCGGAAAGGCGAAGGATAAATAGATATGGCTACAGTAGAGACTGATGACAGTAGAAATGAAGTCCAGATTGACCTAGATAAGTATATGAAGTTAGTCGATAAACTCGACGCAGCGGAAGACTTGATTGAGAAGATGAAACAAGACCGAGCTAGAATGAAGCCCGGCAAGCGTAAGTTTATGGATTTGTTTTTAGATGACAATGATATAAATGAGAAAGCTATCATTGGGTTTATCTCTTTCTTTCTAATGACAGTCTTTGGCATATGTGATTTAGTCACAGCATTTCTAGGACAAGATTTGGTTATCAGCGATACGATTTATACTTCGTTCGTGATAGTCACCTTAGGAGCATTTGGAATATCAGAGGCTGGAAAGGCCTTTGGTGGCAAATAAAAATAGTTCTTGACAAATAGTTATTTTTTCTGTATAATATATATTATGAAAAAATCAAAGAACAACAACAAATCCGCTATTCAAGACACCTGTGAACACAGTCGTCAAGAGGATAGCGGATTTTTTTATGACAATAAAGAAGATAAACAGTATTGTGAGTTTTGTGATGAAGTGTTTACATGGAGTGCTGGTGCATACCATTATAAGTGTTGGATTAGATGAATATATTTATCCTAGACAACGACATTACTAAATGTGCAGAATATCATTGCGACAAACATCTAATAAAGATGATACTCGAGTCAGCACAGCTTTTGTGCACAGCACATTGGATTAGTGAATATGTTGGACACATACCACGAAAACTTACATCAGAGGAGTGGAATGAAGTTAAAAAACATAAGACGATTGAGCCGCGACCTTTTGCGTATCTCCCTACTATGCACAATCACCCTTGTAGCATTTGGGTGCGCGAAAGTCTCGACAACTACGAGTGGCTATGGCAACTTGCAGATGCCCTCAATGAAGAATATGGCTACAGGTATGGAGGCAAGTCTCACAAGTCAATGCATGACGTTATCGCTAAACTCCCCGACCTCGATATACCACGGGTTGGACTTACAGAGTTTGCACTTGCAATGCCAGATTCTTGCAAAACAGATAATCCTATCGAAGCATACCGAGACTTCTACCACAAGGACAAAGCAACCTTTGCCTCATGGACTAAACGAGGAGAGCCTCATTGGTGGGATAAGGAAAGGGCTTGGACTAAAAGAAGGATAACAGCATGATAGTAGATATATTACACGGATTTTTTGTATGCTTTTTACTATTTTTCTCAGCATGGTTTGCTTGGGAATCGACAGTATTAGTATCAGAAAAGAATGAAAGAAAAAGGAAAAGAAATGGCAAAGATAGTAATTTATGGTAAAGAAAACTGCCCAGCTTGTAAACAAGCAAAGATGTTGGCAGAGAATAGAAAGTGTGAAGTAGAATACTTACTATTTCCAAAAGACTTTGGTGCAGAGTTTATGCTTAAGGAATTTCCTGACGCTAGAACTTTTCCACAAATTGTCTACAATGGCGAAAAAATCGGTGGATACACCTCATTAGTGGAGTTATTAACTGATGAAGATTAAGTATATTGGTGGAGAGCCAGACCCAAAGTATAAGTTCAATGAAATTGAAACTTTACAATGGGTTCAAAATCACATTATACAAACATACCATAAACATTATGGTAGTAGTAAAATTCAAACCACAGAGTTTGTATTTGACGCAGGGCATGGCGAAGGTTTCTGCATAGGAAACATAATTAAATATGCCCAAAGATACGGAAAGAAAGACGGGAAAAATCCCGACGATTTATTAAAAATAATACATTATGCAATTATATTGCTAGGAAGTGAAGATGGCAATAAAGAGTAAGTCTCATGAAAAGCTATCTTTTGATAATGTAGATAGAGTAGTAAATTTATTAGAGGACGACAATCCGATTACTAAAAAAGAAGCCTGTGAAATTCTGAATATTAGGTATAACACGACCCGACTTCAGAGAATCATAGAAGAACATAATGATACAAAGCTATTCCGAGAAACTAGAAGAAACCAGAATCGAGGAAAGGCAGCAACGGAAGACGAGAAAAGAACAGTCGTGCAGTATTATTTAGATGGAGAAAACATTTCTTCCATCGCTAATAGTATATATCGTTCCCCTGCATTTGTCAAGGGAATTATAGAAAGGTTAGGCGTACCTCAAAAACTAGCAGACTCAGACTATGATGGTATGAGAAACGCAATGTTACCCGAAGAATGTGTAGCAGATGAGTTTGAATACAATGAAAAAGTCTGGTATCCTAGAAAGAATAAATTTGCATTAGTAAAAGCAGAAATCACACAGTTATATCAATCTCAAAGAAAGGGATATGCTTGTTATGGAAACATAACTCAATGCATAAACTATGAGGAGAAGCATGGAGCAAAAGGATATAACATTTGGATTTTAGAACCTTGTGATACATCTAAAACTCTCTTCCCTTGGGTAGATGGTAGTAAGACAGGTTATCATGGGTTTGCACTTGCATATGAACTAGGTCGCCTAAAACATTTAGACAAATACTTATAAATATAAGGAGAAAAAATGGAATGGTGGAAACTGTTTATTGCAGTATATTTAAGTGGCGTTTTAGTCGCCATGTGGAAGCTATGGAGACCTAGCTTAATTATATTAAGAAAGGTAGTCCCGAACAATCCACTAGCCATACGACCAATACTATCAACATTTGTAGTATTTATATTATTTTTATTAGCTTTCCCGTTTATGATATATGCAGTTCTATTTGATAAACAAGCAAATAGATTTATAGAAAACTTTTTAAGAGGAACAATAGATGACGGAAGATAGTTATTCAACTTTTGTAAAGAGTGACCTTAGAGCAGATGTTATCAAATCAAAAGGTATTTGGGGTTGCGTATTTTACAGAAACAACGAAAGAATTAAAAAAGAATTATACACAGGACATAGTGAGTCATATGCCGAAAGCGCAGCTGAAAACTATGTGGAAGGGATAAAGAAATTATGAATTATTTATTTAAAGCACTAGTAGTAAAACTTCAAGGAGAAATTGAAGTAGCAAAAGCTAATCTTTTAACTTATCAGCGTAACCCAGTAGGGATAGGCGAGCATGCTGAAATCGTACAAGCGATGGAACTAGAAGTAGAAAAGATTGCACAAGCTCAGGAAAAAATAGAAATCATACAGGAACATTTCCCGAATTAAATTAAGTAAAACATACAGGAACTCAAAAATAGTTCTTGACAACATCTTAATATTATTATATAATATATATAAATGAGTGATAGATTTTATTTTCAGATGAAGCAAGCGACTGGGTGGTGTCCCGGTTTGCCAGAATCTTACAAAAACAGGAGAAGAAGAAAAATGGCTTGGACTGATGAGAAAAAGCAAGAAGCAGTCGACATGTATGTCGCTGAAGAAGCAACTCCAGAAAATAGTATGGAGATTGTAAAAGACATCGCAGAACAACTAGAAGAATCACCAAATGGTGTAAGAATGATTCTTACAAAAGCTGGAGTATATGTTAGAAAAACTCCTGCTCCAAGAAGTGGAGGTTCAAGTGGTGGCGGTGGCAGAGTAAGTGTCGCAGACGCACAAGCAGCAGTAACTAGTGCTATTAGTGATGCAGGTCAAGAAGTTGATGCAGCAATCATTGGTAAACTAACTGGTAAAGCAGCTAACTACTTTGCAAACATCATAAATAACATAAACAACTAACTTTTGTTTTGTTTTTATCTAGGGTAGGTAATACTGCCCTAGTTTTTTGCATCTTACGAATGTAACCAAAAATTATACGATTCAAGATAATCTTTGTTGGATATAATTGGAGGAACCATGACAAAAGATGATTTTAAAAGAAGACTTGAAGAAGCTGGAGACGCAGTAATAACTTATCGCTCCAAAAATTCAAGACGATTAAAGTATAACATATGCACTACTGATTTTTCTACACCTTATATAAAAGGAAAGAAAAACAGAGCGAAAGAAGCAAAAGACACAGTCCTACTTTTTTGTTGGGATACAGATTCTTACAGGTTACTAATGCCTAAGAATGTAACTAATATAACTCCTTTGAATAGGATTATAAAAAATGAGAATCCGTATGATTGATATTACAACACCACCCATATACGAAAAAGTAATTCAAGAAAAGGAAGCGGAGCAAGTCCGTTTAGTAATCAACACCTTTCGGGGTGTTGAGTATATCTCCTTGCGTAAATATTATTTAAACTTTGAAGAAGAATGGCTACCATCGAAAGAGGGTATGACAATGCCGCTCGACCTCGATAATAGTAGAGAACTCTTTGTAGGCCTAGTAGAAATTTTATCTCTAGCAGAGAGCAAGTCGATACTTGAAGAGGAGTTCAAAGAAATCTTAGATGAAATTTACCTCACCTAAAAATAGTTCTTGACAAATCCTTAAATTTTTAGTATAATATATATTATGATAATAAAAGGAAGTCTAAATTATGACCAATATGGTCGCAAAATCAAACGCAAGT